CACGGTGGGAACGTCTTTATGACGACCTTTAAACCGCACATGATTCCTCTCCATTAAGTTTGGCTAACTTATTGGCGATCTTTTGTAGCTCATAGATAGTGGTTTTACCACTAACAAACAAACTATAAAATCTCGCGCCCATCAGCGAACTCGAAAGAGGAAGTTGGGGGGGGAAGCTAGGAAAGATGTAACCTTAAGCATCAATCAGAAAAGAACTGATCAAATCTTAGGATTCTTTACCTGCTTGCAGGCATTGTTAATCCGTTACAGAATAACTGTTCGAAAAGATAAATATTTAGAATTCCTTAAAAAAGAATTCAAAAATATTGAACTCGACGAATTGCCCAAAATCTTCAAGCTATCACTAGCGACATTTTTCTCTAGGGAAAATTGTCAACAGTTGCCTGAAGATCATAAACGTTCAATTAAGCTTTTTCCAAAGTCAGTTATGGATCTTATTTATAAGATCTTTGCTGGCCGTAGACCACGTAAACTGCGCTTTTGCTGGGACCTTCTTCAATGTAAGGACCTAGCTCATAAAGTGCCAGATGAAATGATCCAGAAAGCTTATGAGAAGCATCAAAAAATCTTATCTTCTGTAGGTAAGACCAAGACTGCTACTCTTGAACATTTAAGGGTATATTTTAGAGACTTCTGTGAGAAGGTGAAATTCGAATTTGAAAACAAATCAACTTTACCACCACGTTCAGCTTATCTTAATTCAAAGAAAAGCGAAGGTGGATGTTTAAAGTACTTTGTAGACAAAAAGAAAATTACCGGACACATCTTTGAAAGACGCTCTGTATCCAACGATTCTTGGCGAATCGATCCTGTGGTTATCCATTTAACTGGAAAACCAGGTGTAGGAAAATCTTATATGGTGGAGAAAATTGCTTCGCAAATTTCTCGCGCATTTGGCTTTAATACTCCGAATGTTTACCAACGCTCAATCGCAACTGATCATTGGGATGGTTACCGAAATCAACTGATTTCTGTAATTGACGATGCTTTTAGTTCGCCTGACGCCAGTGAAGATCATAAACAAATTATTCAAATTTGTTCTAATGTTCCAACTGTTTTGCCAATGGCAGACTTAAAAGAAAAAGGTCGGATGTTTACATCTGACTTTATCATCATTACCAGTAACAATCCAACACATCAGCTCAACATTCAAACCAATTGTGTAGTTAACGCAGATGCCTTCCTTAGAAGGATATTTGCACCAGCTTACAAGGTTGAAGGTCGAACGAGTGACGGAAAACTTAGAGTAAATAAGCTTGTATTCGATCAGGAAATTAAACCTGAAAGTAATACAATGCCAAACCCATTAATTAATACCAAGACTGTTAAGTCTGCAGGATTTCAATTCATATCTTCAGACGATTTAGTAAAACAAATCGTTGATGAATCTATTGCTTTACATCGCATTAGAGCTCGTCATGAAGATTTTATTGTACCTGTGACTAATAATGGTCCATTCGGTAGTAATATAGGTTATAAGATTCCAATTACACCACCAGATCGATTACCAATTGTCCAAGCACACGCAATACCAGAACCATTGAAGGTTCGAATGATAACTAAAGCGGAAGAGGATTGCTGGGTGTTAAAACCCGTACAAAAAGCAATGTGGAAAGCTTTATCACACTATAAGTGTTTTGAACTTACACATACTCCTACTCTCCCTCTAGATTTCATCGACTCATGGAAAGGTCGTTACCTTTTATCTGGCGATTACGAAAGTGCTACAGACAATTTGAATCAGGATATAATGCAATTATTCGTAGATGAACTTGTCAAAGTCTTACCTATTCAATATAGAGATTGGGTTAAGTTTGAAGCTGGCTCGCATGTCGTGACATATCCAAAGTCATCTGGCCTGTCTGATATTATTCAGACAAGAGGTCAGTTAATGGGAAGCTTATTAAGTTTCCCTGTACTTTGTGTCGCAAATGCAGCCTGTCTTGCTATAATCAAAGATTGTAGCCTTGAAGACTTACCCGCTCTTGTGAATGGTGATGACATCTTATTTCGAGCTGATAGTTTACCAATTAGGAAGTGGAAAACTCTGACCAAATCAATAGGTTTAAAACCCTCGATAGGAAAGAATTATCAACACAGATTATTTGGATCTATAAACTCTCAACTCTTAGTTAAGGTCGACAATAAACATCAACACGTAGGAACTGGTTGTTTTGGTGCAGTGAGTAAAGTTTCGAACTTTGTTCAAAATTTATCTCATGCCTTACGTATCGAACCTGAAAACAAAGCTATTCATGTTAAAAGGGCTGCAAAGCTCTTGAAACAGACACCACAAAGCATTGACGTCCCTGTTAGTCATGGTGGTTTAGGAGTGGAGTTTCTCTACCCTCAAACCCAAAAATTAACAGTTATTCAGAACGAAATTTATCTCTTTAAGCTTTTACGCGAAAAGTGTAAATTAATTCAGAATATAGACGATCACTGCATAATGCGTGTGCCTAAACATCTTTTATATTTATATAAAAATGTTTTGGATAGTAAAAAGTATCAGGAAGTACCCGAATTGGAATTAGAAGATCTTGATCTTCAAGTATTCCCAATGAAGGAATTTCATCGATTCGTAAAGTGGTACCGAAAAATACCAGTCTTACGCGAAAGAATAAATGCAATGCATCTTCCAAAAGAAGTACCATTAAATCTTTTGAAAACAGTTACTATTAAAATTCATAAACAATACAAACCTCTACTCATGAACTTACGTTTGAGAGTTTAGGGATTTAACCGTATATTATACTTTAAAAATAATATACAATAGTTTCACAGATCTTCTGATGATGAGTCTGAAGTTGATCCACTAACGTGAAACGGTTAGATATATCGTTACGTATTAGGGGCCTTAATGGACCTTTTACGTCGAATTTTAATGGGACAACAAGTAGCATCGGCTTCACTGCCCTGACTTGTTGAGTAACGAATTATTCAATGTGAATCCTATAGACCAGATCGTTGAGTTAAATAACTCCCGCTTATTCAATTCTTTAAGTAGATTTGAAAAGTGGCAAAGTAGCAACTCTCTGATTGTTTGGTAAGGATAACACTTTAA